TCAAACGCTTATTTAATTCAAATAATATGGACGACGGAAGAGGGCCATAGAGTAGGAGGGTCTTTGCGTGGATTCTTCTTAAAAGGATCCACTTTTATTGTAAATAAACATCTAGTATCACTCACAGCAAAAGAATGGAAAACAGCTCATTTTAATTTATATAATATTTTTGGAAACGTTCTTGGAATTAAATGTACTGACACTGTAGTTTATGATCTGCAACAAAATGATGAATGTCATCACGATGTTGTGGCTATAGATTTCGGAAAGAAAGTACGCACTCATGTAGATTTTTGCACATTAATGGGAGGAGAAATTTTTGTTAAGCATGATATGTTACCATATCTTAGAGGAAAGAAATGTTCAGTTTTCACAGTAATGATTAACGTAGAGTATGAAACAACAACAACAAACGTAATTCAAACAACAGGAAAATCAGCGTGGTATGCAGAAATTCAACACACATTTATTAAAGCAGTTAATGGAGAATATATGGCAATTTCAGATGGAGAGAAGATGCTATATACTTATGATACTTTAGAATATGAAATGCAAGGTGTTCCGGGTTATTGTGGTAGTGTAGTAGTAATGAATGACCCAGAATACGGAGGAAGAATTGTAGGAATTCATATGGCAGGGTATGATAGTGCAGATACATCTTATGCTCAAGCCTTATCCTATGAAATGATAGAATGTTTCAAAGTGTCACTTCAAAGATCAAAAATTAAATTTTTAGACGACGAACCTAAAACCATTCTCGATTTGTCACAATTTCAAGTATTAGGAACAATAAAGCAACCATTGAGATCAGTAGTAAAGTCAAAAATTTCACGCACAACAATTCACAATAAATTAATTCAAACAAAGAAGAAGCCAGCACATCTCGGTTTTTATAATGGAAAGCATGTAGTCAACACGGCAATGTTGAAATATTTAGGAAATGCACTAGCAATGCCTTCAAGCGATATATCTGTCTTCAAATCATTACTCTTATCTCAATTTAGTCCAACACGAAAGTTGAGAGAATTTGATTTGGCGACAGCTATAAAAGGAGAAGAAGGTAGCACTTATATATTTCCAATAAATAGATCATCAAGCCCAGGATATCCATTATGTCAAGAAACGAAGAAGAAAGGAAAAACCGAATATTTAGGGAACGACGAAAATTATATAGTTGATCATCCAAGAGTTTTAGAACTAGTTCAACAGTATTGTAATGATGCTAGAGAATATAAAAATAGTTCGGCTTATTTTGTTGTAACTGCTAAAGATGAACTCAGGTTAATAGAGAAAGTAGATCAAGGCAAGACACGTTGTTTTGCAGCAGCACCTTTAGCACTAACAATTGTAATGAGAATGAAATTTTTGGATGTAGCAGCCAATATAATGGAAAATAGAATTGAAAATTCGTCACTTGTAGGAATAAACTGTTATAGTCAGGAATGGGACAATGCAGCACGAAAACTCTTACAAGTTTCCCCCCCAAATGCTCATCAGTTTGTAGCAGGAGATTTTAGCAACTTTGATGGATCGTTGAACAGAGATTTTCTCTGGACAATATATTCCTTCTTAGAACATTGCTATGGAAGAACTGATGACCCAATAAGTTTGTCCATATGGACAGATCTGTTGGAATCCAAACAAATTTTTGGAAATGTGGTAGTTCAAATAGAGAGAGGACATCCGTCAGGACATCCTCTCACAGCAATTTTGAACACGCTTTATAATGCAGGCTTAATATATCTCGTCTTGTACAATATCTTAGAAGAAATTGGTACTGTGGAGTCCTTTAGTATTCAAGAAAATTTGATAGATGAATATCGAGCTTTGTATTATGGAGATGACAACGTTATCTCATTTTCAGAAAGACTGGCAAAAGTAATTGAGCCAGAAATGTTACCCAAAATGATGGAAAAATATGGACATATTTATACAACAGATTCAAAAGATGGAGCGGAATTTGAGTATAAAACTATGGATCAAATATCAATTCTGAAACGTAAGTTTTTGAGAGAAGAAGGAATTTGGTATGCACCATTAGAGCTGACATCGATTTTTGAACCCCTTAATTGGGATAAAATTAAGATGTGTCAATATGAAGAGAAGAGACAGCAAACAGCACTAAATATGCGCATAGCAATTCGAGAATTGAGTTTACATCCAGAAACCATATTTGAAGAATGGGCAACAAAAATAAAAGAGTTAGCAAGTGAAGAAAGAATAAATTTAACACCAGATTGTTATTATTCACAACGAAATCTAAGAAAAGCACTAAAGAGAGGACAAGATGTCCCTTTCTTTTTCTCAGATAATGGATTCTTCCAAGCTGACCTGGGTATTGAGAACTTATCGGCAGCCGATAACTCACTTAATATCCAAGAATGGAACACTGTAGAAGCTACAGTCGAAAGTTCACAAACACAAAACCAAGGTATGTGTATTGACACAGTTGGTCGCCTTGATAGCAGCCCTATCGAAGAATCAAAAAACAAACAATCAGTAAAGTTTCGTCCGACTTTATTGTATTAACAAGGACTAGCGCAACAACAACAAAAACACAATCAGAACAAACAATGACGAACTCGCTTTCAGTTATGGACCCACATATGGCTTCACCCGGGAATGTACCTTTTGTTGATTTAGCTAAAGACGAAGAAGTTAGCGGTCAACAAATTATTACATTTTCGACTGAAGTTCCAGATGTAGAGTCCATACCTCAACCCATGGATTTAGATTCGGAAACATTATCAATTATTCAAGAATCACGAGAACACACAATTAAGGATATTATTTGCAGAGAATATCCAATTCTAGACGGAACAATTTTAACAGGTGGCACTAAAAACGATATTTTATTTGATTTAGGACCTTTAGACTCATTGCTTTCAAAACTTCACGTAAGAAATAAAGTTTCACAATTTATGGTTCTCCGTACAAATCTTAAAGTAAGAATTGAATTTACATCACCTCCCACAGTAGGAGGAGCAGTCATGGCAACTTTTTATCCAGACTTATCTGGAACAGCAATTACAGCACGATTACTTTCACGCCTTCAGCGATCACAAGCCCCCCGTCAAGAAATTCTTTTATCAACAGTCAAAAATTTTTATATGGACATCCCTTGGATTTCTCCTTTCTTAGCTAGAAATCTTTCGACTTCAACAGGCAATATTGGTAGAATTGTTCTTTCGAGAATAGTTCCTTCAAACACAGCAGATGTTAGCTACAAGGTCTATGTGCAGTGCGATGAGAAGACGCTTAAAATTGAATATCCTACATTTGGAGGAATTTCGATGACAGCAGAACAAATTGAACAGTACATTGAAGATCTTAGACAAGAACAAGCAGTTGCTCTAAGAAGAATCAATATGGTTTTAGAATTGAAAGATGGCATGAAGCAAAAGCAGAATGTAATCGAAGGCCTCCTTGTGAAGTGTCAAGGTAGACGATACAAGATAGGTAGACTATTTTGTGAAGATGACCCTAGATACGCATTGATCAGTGATGAACAATATGAACTTTTGTTGACAGGAAACGAACTCACAATCGAACCAGAAGATTGGGACTTGCAACCTGACGACTTAAAAAGAGGCCTTGTT